TGTCCCAGGTAAACCATCTACCGCGTGTGTTTTATTTAATACACACTGATATGTATCATCTCCGGATGATGTCATATATGTATAAGTATATGTATAACTAAATTGTGTTAATGCATCTGCATCATAATTTCCATAACTCCACGGCGGTGTTAAATCTTGTGGCGGTGTGCCCCAATATTTAGTACCGCGTATACTCAATGAATGTGTTACAGGATCATACCCATCTATATAGGCACCTTCTTCAAAATTTAATGCAATACCTTGTTCATCCCAGATCATGGTTCCGGCTGTTCGTAATCTTATATTACATCCTAAACCATTAAGCGAGGATACTCCAGTTACGGTTCTTACTGGAACTTGAGCTGCAGCATGTAAATCTGGTCTTATTGTTACATGAATATGCCAACTTGTATTATATGCTTCTATAATAGCTACATCATAAGCCTGAGCAGCATTTGGATAACCAGGAGTATTTAATATTGCATTAGGATCCGTTAAATCATCTAATTCTTGTGAACCAGAAGCGGAATCAAATCCACCTTCTACATATTTCCAACGATACGCTCTTGTATCCAAGAATGCGGAACTGTCATTAGTTATCTCTTTAACTAAATCATCTATATCGAAGAACTCTTGTGTTATATTACCTGCGAATAAATAATTATTCTTAGTCTCTATCGTTGTCGGTATAATCTCGTTACGTACTTGTTGAAATTCTTCTAGAAGTAGTTCACCTATTGAATTACCGGAGTCTACAAAAGATACAGAGCTATGACCTAATTCTAACTCCGCGACAACTCTCACGGTAGGTACGTCACCATAGGTTTCGTATTCTAACGCTACTAATCTTATTCTATTAAATATTGAGGTAACATTAGCTTCAAGATTAACAGTAATCCTGATAGATTTATTAACTTCCTTTTCAAGCTCATCCCCAATAAAATTAATGCCATCAGCTATGTCGTATGAAGTAAGATTATATAATTTACTCGGTGGAGCAAACATCGTCTCAGTACCAGATACAGAATATAATTGATATGAGTATTGTATTCTACCAGCTTTTAAGTGTCCACCTGTTAGCTCAGTTAGTTCGTAAGAACCGTATGTATGATTTGGTAATATATTTAATAGCTCTGGATGTAAAGTGCTTAAATTGTTATAATCTGGGTTTGATACTATATTAAGATGTCTCAGTGGGTTTATACCGTCAACCCAGTATATCTTTTGAACATCAGCATTCTCATAGTTAGCTACTATTTTAATAGGATGATTAATTTGAAAATTAAGATTTTGTTCATATACAAGGTGAGCCCCAGAAACCATCACGTTAGTTCCTGTTATTACATCTGCAATATTTAACACATAGATTTTATCGGGATAAGCATCTTCAATCCAGAGGTGTTTTGCTAATATAATTAACTTATCACGAAGAACTGCATGTCCCATATAATAAGTTAAATCTGGTAACGTAAAACTTGGAAGATTTCCTCTAGGCGTAGAAAGAGATGCAGTACTTAATCCTTCACTACTATCTACTATTACCCTGAGATTTCTTGCATCCAAGTAGCAAGTATTTGGATATTCATTAGGTGATATATCCTTGTTTATTCCCCCTTTATAACCATGAGTAAATTTTGGCATTTCCATAATTCACCTCCTACTCCCTGGAACCCAAATGCTTAAAACCAGTGTTGAAATGATTAGGCCCTAAATATGTTGATTTCCATCTATTAATTATTGATTCCATTCTACTCGAACTGGGGATAATACAAACTGATTGAGCTGCCCCCACGTTAAATAAATAGTCCTGTCGTATGATTTCGTATTTACGCTCTGACAGCATATCTTTAAGCATCAATCTAAAGGCTATTTTTTCGGCTATGAAACTAACAACACCCCTAATATACTTAGCATTATCTGGGATGGTAGGCATACCTGTTACAATATCTATTGGAATAGCTTTATATTGCATTTCGGCTGTACCTTTATCTAATCCAAAGTAAATAAAATCTCCTTGAGTTTTATATGTATAACGTTCTGAATCCCCATCAGGGCCTACATAAGTATTATAGTATTCTTTAATACTATCTATATATTTACTGGGATACGCTGGGTCATAATCAGATATAATAGTTTTAGATCTACTATATGGAGAGTCTGCAAATTTATTCATGAGATCAGTCATCTCTCTCATGGGTATAAAAGTATCTTTATCTCTAACAGATGTAATGCTGTATAAATCTATAGGCAGTGGAGCCCTATATTCTACTATCTCAAGTTCTACTGATTTATCTTGATAAGGATAGGGACTGCCTATGATAGCCATAGATCTCCAGACCCATTCTGCTACTTCATATTTATTAACAACTTCAAACCCATAATCTCTGTATAGATCTTCTATTATTAAGTCTATACTGACAGTCTTACCACTTAACATAGCTCTATATATTTATTCGTAAAAGTTTAAATTATTATACTTAACGCCATTGCTTAAAATCCTACAATTATCCCTGGTCATCTTTATATAATATGCAGATTGGTTGGGTATATTACAAATAGTTTTATCCCAAAACCAGGTGACTCTATATCCATTAAAATCTTCATTAAGCTCTCTCACTAATGGTTTATCTTTAATAGCTTTCAACTGTTTAGCCGTCTTATCCGGATATAATTTCTGCCAAAGTTTCTTAGTCTTTTTAAAATCTACAGATAGACGTCTTGCATCTATATTACCATTCTCATCCAATTTAGGTTCTACAAGTTTTTTCTTAACCCTGATATGCCCAAGTCTTGCCGGTAATCTAAGTTCAAAGTTATCGAATACCATTAGTTCTACAATAGCAGGAAATAGTCTTTTATAGACTTCACGCATAATTGATTTAGGTAAAGCTTTCTCGCCGTGTAGTTCTTTGTAGAAATTATAAATCTCATCTAACTTATAATCAGCTAATATCTTCCGTGGCCCCCTTTTGAAGGTCAGAGCTTCCTTCTGGATCGTCATCTTTATTATCTTTTTTATCATCTGGTTGCGCTAATGTCAACCCGAATTTTTCTTTTATTATTAAAACCTTAAGCTGATCAACCATCTCCTTGTTAATTGGATAATCATCGTCATATGTCCAATTGGGATTTTTAATTAAAGCAGCAGCTATTGGATCTTGAAATATTCCCCTAACATCTATATATTTAATAGTAAAATGTATCCCACTATTACTATGCAAACAAATTCTATCTCCTAATACGAAAGCATATATTGCATTATAATTAAACTTACCATAACCGAGCATTAAAGCTTTGTTGTATGTAGTTAATTGGAAAGGATCAGATAACCTATCAGCAGGCCCTATCCTACTAAATAAACCTACTCCATCGAATGACTCTATAACCCTAGGAATCTCTATAGAAGTACGATATATATAATCATAATTATTTACTTGTGGATTAACTATATTGGATAAATATTTTTCCATAGGAATAGCATTACCCAAGTCTTGAATGAGATGATCATCAAAAGATGGCATGGTCTTTTTATATTTCTGATCAATAAGACGGGCACGCTGACTCTGTATCCAATCAACTACAAGTCTCTTGGGAATTGGATCAGTTTCTTTCAAATAAGATCTACGGAGTTCCAATAACTCATAAATTAATTCATTCAGTGAAACAGTTTTCATCTTAAATTACTATCCAAACGTTTAAATCATAATCAAGTAACAAACAAGATTCATATTGAGCTAGTACCTTCGTGCTTTCTCCATCTATCAAATCAGGGGAGTTAGCGGAAATAGTTACATCGCCAGTACCAAGATTCTTGATATAAAACATATCTTGTTTACCAGAAGCTGACTTTAAGTATAAAGATATGCCCGATGAAGAATTACAGACGATAATAGAATCTGAATCTCTAATCGTGTAATTATTTGTTATAGCTTTCATTTTATTTTAGTATTTAATAAATTACAGTTCTTCCATTGTATACAACAGGACGACCCCTGTGACCAACTGCCCTACTATCATTAGGCTGAGGAGGTGCAGAAGCCGTTGTAACAGTAACAGTCCAAACCTGGGATGCCCCACCGTTTGAAACAGTATAATTTACAGGACTGCTAAAATTTCTTCCTACTCCACTTGCGGGATTTATTGTTGCTCCCGTCGAAACGGTTATACTCGGAGTTAGAACAGTTAAATCCGTTCCATGTGCAACTTGTATTGTGACCGTATGATTAGTAGTATTTATTGTTGCAGGCCCTGTTTGTTGAGTGAGACTAAAAGAAAGAATATCAGTCTCAGGTTCGGGTTGCTGACCTTCAGCTTTACCATCCCAACCAGCCATCCTTGCAAGTAGCCACCACATGGCTTTACCAATTCTTAATGCCCCATTACTGCCGAAGTGATAACTGTTATCCCATGTAGTCATGTTATCTTCATGAATCATAGGAAATGTCTGGACAGTATTATTGTTATCTGTCCATGTTGTGGTTCTTTGCACTCCTGCATCGTTGTAACATAGTATATCTGCAAAGTCAAGAAAGTACGCCTCATTAAGACTATCAATATGATTTCTGAGATATTCGTACTTGAGATACTGCTGATAACCACTTTCACCAATAGCCCAATTACTTTCGTTATCAACCGGCCCGGTTGTCCAAATCATTTTTGTAGGAATATTGTTAGCCGCACAATAATCTATATATTCATGCATTGCCCTTATATAAGTACGCATACTTACCCTATTGTTGGTCAGAGAATAATCCCCGTCATCGAGACCCCATCTTCTATTACCATCTGGGCCATTAACAGAAGCTCCTGCCCAACGAGTATGAAACACGGGATCATAACTACCTCCCGGAGCGTTTTGCCAAGTGGCATCCCAGCACCAACCAAAACCTAAAGCAAAAAGATCAAAACCATTGTTCTTACAATACAGTAGTCCAGCTTTTGTTCTTGATAGTGCAGTGGAGTTAGTCCAAAAATCTTCTTCACCATAATCATACACCCAACCGGTTGCCTGATCGTAACTACCCCAAGTAGCCCTACTTAACCTAAGATTATTTGTAGTATAACTTTCAGGTGTACCAGATTCACGAATAGAAACTGCAAATTTAGAATCTTGATTTTCTAAAAGTTGTGCTCCAACCCGATAAGCACCAGAATGAGATTCTCCTGCAAACGATACCCATTTTGTTTTAACTGAATCGATCCAACGCTGAGGAATGTCGTCATATTTATCGACTACTGTATGATCTGCAATAATCACGTTACCAGATTCAGCGTAACCAAGATCGGGGGCTGTTCCATTATAAGGTAAACCTACATCTGTTCCCCCATCAATAAGATCACTACCAGGAGCAAGTTTTAGGAATGTAATATCAGGAAGTGAACCATCTGGTTTTCGAGGCAGATAAATTTGCGTAGCATCAAGACTTATAAAATCTGCATCTGTTACTGTAAAAGAAGGGTTATTAGCCCAACCGGGCCAATTCTCAGAAGGGCCTGTTGGAATCCACGTGTTCGTATATGCAGGATAAACTGCTGGATTATATATTTGAACGAGGTATGGATATGTTGGATAAGTATATTTATATGCAATATTATTAGCAAATACAGTAGTTCTTGTTTCTTGATTTTGAACGTAATCTACAAAACCAGAAGAACAGTTATAAGCAGTATTATTATAAATTATTGCATTATTCTGGTTTGGATCAACAAGGTTATTATAGAATCCATACCCA